GCCCGAGTAGCCGCTGATGCCTGACCAACCGCTGGTGCCAACGGTGCCATTGGTGCCAGAGTAGCCGCTAAAGCCACTTATACCGCTGTAGCCGCTAGTACCGCTCTGGCCGACCCCGACATCGCCTTTCGGCCCCGAGTACCCACTGAAACCGGAATACCCCGACGCGCCACTACCTGAGTAACCGGAGGCGCCCGAGTAACCAGAATACCCGGAAGCTCCAACCCCGCCGGCACCACCACCGAAACCTTCATTGGTCGCCTTTACAATAGTGCAAGCCGTTCCGCCTTTCTGAATGATGATGGCCCCGATCAGCATCGCATGCGATGTGATCAACTCCGGTAGATCATCGAGTAAGGTCAGACCTGCAATGGCTGTTTGCAAATCCGTGGCGCTGGGTTCATTCCCCAGAACCACATATCCATGGAGTTGCGGCTCGATTCCGCGATAGATGTAGTTCGTTACATAGGAACCATCGTCCACGCTCGCCAGATCGGTGCCATCATCATATTGCGTGTTGTTGATGACGTTGCTGTTCGCGGTGTGTGTAGTCGTCCAGACTCCGCCAACGTGATAGCAGAAAAAGTTATGCGTGGAGGGCCCGCCGTAGGGCATCGCTCCCAATACTTGTGCATGCAACCCTACCCAGACTTGGCCATCGCTGATGGTATATTTTGGAGTGCCACCGTCATTGACCGAACCCAGGTCCAGTCCGAATTCCCAGCCGTAGTGCTCGAAGTGAAAATCGTGATGCTGAGCCTTCCCGTCGTTGCCTTTGCTGCTCTGATGGAACGGGCTGTAGTGGATCGCATTGCCGGCGCGGTAGAGCGTGCAATATGGGAGGCGGCTTTCAAAATCGATGAGGGTCTTATCGGTTACCAATGCGAAGACCGGACTTCCGCCGTTATAGTCGCCAACCAGATAGCTCGTCGTGGCATCCGTGGGTGTGAGCGTACCGCCGGACAAGGTGTATTTGATTAGCTGATCGTCATACGCTCCGTTGGCGTAGAAATAGACGTCGGCGGCCCCGAAGGTTATCGTTCCATCGCCGTTCATCGTCGGCGTTACATAGGTCACGAATCCGGCGTAGCGCGGCAATGAAGAAAGGTCGGAGACGCCTGAACCACCTGCGCCCGAGTAGCCGCTAAAACCGCTATAGCCGCTGGTGCCGGCCCCCGAATCACCCTTCGCACCTGAGTAGCCGCTGATGCCCGAACCGCTGAAGCCAGAATAACCAGAGTATCCGCTGGCGCCCAAGCCGCCCGAGTAGCCGCTGATGCCCGATTGACCATCGGATCCCGAACTGCCCAGCACGCCATCCCTACCCGAGTAGCCTGACCAGCCCGAGTAGCCGCTGATGCCAGACTCGCCGCCGGCTTGTCCAGAGATGCCGCTGTAACCAGACTTGCCGCTGTAGCCGCTGAATCCGCTATAGGCCGTGCTGGATGTGTCCGGCTCGGTGCTCCACCCAGCTTCGGTCCACGTCAGCGTATAGCCTGCTGCGAGTTCAATCGAAATCAGTTCGGAGGCAGCAGTGCCGTCGAAATGTTCTACCGCGAACAGCGCGGTTTCCGTGCCTTTGTTGTAGATGGAGAGCAGTCGAATATTTCTTTGCACGTTGGCGGCAGGCGACGCCACCACGACGGCACTTCCGGCCGCATCAATCGCAACATTCCAACTGTCCGGCTTGATGCTCGGACGGCCCTTGTCATCGTAGCCCTCGTTATCGACCCACGAAGCGTGCACGCGCAATACGGGCGTCGCATCGGCTGCGACCACGCGCAGCTGCGCATTTGCTTTGGTGAGTAGCAGCATGCAAAAGGATCATCTAAAAACCGCGCTGTCTGCGGCCTTGACGATTTGCGCGGCCACGCGCCAACCCGCAGCGACCACTTGACCGTTGACGCGGTTTTCGAAGCTCATGATTTGCACGGCGTATTTTTCCAGCACGGCTTTGATTTCAGCGTCGGCCATCTTCAGGCGCAATTCGCTGTCGGCAATCTGTTTGCCTGTGGCTGCCGCTACATCCATTCCGTTGACCATTTACTGATACCCGTATTTGGCTGCGACATCGCGCGCAGGCCTTCGCGTTTCTGGAATGTCGCGCCAGCGCGCCAACTCGAGCGCGGCTGGGTCGACCATCGAAATGGTTTCGGTCAGGCCCTCGGCGCCCACCCGGTGGAACTCCGCCTTGCCGTCCTTGTGATCGGCCAGCACCCCGATCTGATCTTCTTGTTTGTTCAACACCCACACCCCGCGTGCATTGATGCGCGCCGTGCGCGTGCCTTGCGAGATACGCGCGATCACCGAAATGAAATCACCCAGGTTGACAACGGGCGCGGGCGCGCTGAAGCGCTCCGCCCAGGCGATGCGCCCCGAAGTTGCGCGCGTCAGGAAATAGCCGTAGTTGACCGCTTGCTGCTCGGCTTCGTTGCTGGTGAAAGTCTGCTTGGGGTAGCTCGCCGTGCTCGGCGTACCGGCGACCAGCGTCCAGTCCTGCGCATTGAGCGCGACCGCTGAATATCCGACCCAGGATGCTTCGACGTAGTCGCCCGCCTCATCCGTTTCCGCCGGCGTGATGTTGGTCACGAACAGGCGCAGAATCAAATCTTCTGGCGCGCGCTGATTCACCAGGTAGGCCAGCGAGTCCAGCTCGCCTGCGGTTGGCACTAGCAACATGGATCAACGCCCTTCCTCGAAGCGGCGCACGAGTTCCACCACGCGCGCATTGGGCGCGGGCTTGGGATCAGCCGGCGCCGCGGGCGGTTGATTGGTCTTCTTGATGTTGGCCTGCGCCTGTTCGCGCAGTAGATCGGCCACGGTCATGTTGAGCGGAATGATGCGATCGTCGCCGCCCTTGACCGGGTTGCGGTCCTCCAGTTCCAGGATGTCATTGGTGGAGTAGATGCCCCACTGCCGAGCCAGCCCATAGGCTTCGAACCGGGATTTCATATCGCCTCGCAGCATGGAATCGAAGTTGAGCTTGGAATAGAACACGCCACGCTGGACACGCCCGAACAATTTGATATTGGTCTGGGTCTCGATCTTGCGGGCCCACGGCCCCAGGGTATGGGTGACGAAGTCCAGCGCTTGAAACTCTATGTTGGAAAACGTCGCGCGCGACAAGTCGTACACCAGATGCGGCGGCACGCGGAACCAGCGGCACATGTCGATGACGTTAAGCTGGCGCGTCTGGATGAACTGCGCGTCCTCCGGCGGAATCGACGGATAGTCGATCTCCATGCCCTTGTCCAGAAAGCCCGTCTTAAATCGATTGCCGCGGCCGCTGTACATGCGATCGAATTCCGACTTCATGGCGTCGACTGCATCCTTGGGCATGCTCACACCAACAGGCGCTTTGATCACCGCACCCGTGCGCGCGCCGTTGGCGAAGAACTCCGACCCGAACTGCTCCATGGTGAGGCCTGCGCCGATGCTATCGCGCGCCATGCCGATGACTGAGTAGCCCTGCAACCCATCGCCCAGCCCATGCAGGTGGTACACGTCGTCAGGATTGAGCACCGTGTATTCGCGCGTCTGATTGGTGACGACGTACTCCAGCCCACCGGCGGCGTTGCGGCGAATGAACACGCGCCATGGCTCGATAGGCCACAGGTTAGCCGGCTCACCGCGTGCATTGCGCTCGATCTCCGCATAGGCATTACCCCACAACAGGCAGCGCTGCAGCGCCCAGTCCCAGAAGTCTAGTGCCACCTGCTCCGGGTTCGGCTGCATCGACAGCAGCCAATCCACTGGATGATCGCTGCGCGCAATGCGATTCTTTCCCTGCTTCTGGAAAACGTGATACGGCATCGCCGAAATGGATTCGGAGATCGCGCGCACCGCACACCACACCGACGACAGAGTGAGCGCATTATCCTCGGTGACGTTCACACTCAGCGCGGAGAAACCGCGCCGGCTGTTGGGCGTGGCCAGCGGATTCTCGCGCGTAGTAGCCGCGCGGTTGCGCCACCAAGTGCGCAGTGCAGAAAGCGGTCCCATGGCTTAGAACGGTTCCATTTCTTCCCAGCACGGCGTAATGGTCGCCTTCCATGTGCCGGTCGCTGGAACGGTTGCCAGGATCACAAGCCCTTTGCCGGGCCCAATGACCATGGGCGCGTCGGCCACATCCCATATTTTCGTCGTGGCAAGGTGCACGGTATTGACGGCGGTTGTCACCCCGAACAGCACGCTCGCAAAGGGCCACGTGGGCAGCGCATCGCGGGTGCCTGGCGTCAGCGCCGCCGTGGTAGAAATGCGCATGTCGGTCCAATCACTGGGCACCCATGCAGGGTTGATCTTGGCGATTGGAGATGCAAGGGACACCGCAACCCCGCCCGTATCTGCAAGGGTGTAGCCGGTCACCCGATGGACCTCGAACAGGCCGGAGCCCGCGGCGAAGCCAGTACCGAGCGACATCATTTGAATGGCCAGGGAGCGCAGCCGTGCCCACTTGGTGTCGCTGCTCCACATGGCGGAGAAGATTGGCGAGGCGGCTGCCAAGCCCGCTGCCATCGTGGTAGTCGACGGTGCGATCCTGAACGAATTAAAAATGCCCATTGCGTTTAGTCTCCTAGTTCAGAAGTTTCCGCCGCACGCTCGCGCTGTAGACGTTCAGCCGCGACCTGTTCCCAATAACTCAACACATTGACCACGGGCAGCGGCTTGGGCGCTTCGTCGACCTCGACGACCTCTCCCATATCCTCCGGCGGCAATGCCGCGCGTGCCGCCTTGGCCAGTTCCTCGTAATAGCTGGGGGCATCGGGCCGGCTCAGTAGCGCGCGGCTCATGGCGATAATCAGCGCGATGGCGCCGTCGATCTTGTTTTCCTGTCGCTCTTTGGTTGGGTAAATATTGTCTTTCTGGTCGCGTCGCGCCACCACGTTAGCGATCATCCACGCCAACACCGGATCGCCGTTGTGATGGAAGCGCCGACACGTGATCAACTCTTCGATCTCTTTCATGGGCGGCGAGAAGTGCAGCACCAGCGGGCGCACTTCCACCATCGGCAGGCCTTGGTCGATCATGTCGGAGGCGAACGGCTGAATCTGCGCCGGGTCGAAACCGACCTCGGCTAACTCGAAGCGCTGCAGATCGGCGACCGTTTTAATCTCGGCGCCCTCGACTTCACCGATCAATTCGCGCGTCACGTCGGCAATGTCGGTGACGTTGCCCTCGGACAAATGGATCCAGCCATCCTTCGCCCAGCCGGCGAGTTGCTCATTACCCTCGATCTCGGCCATCGCCTTGTGCGAGTAGTACCGACCGAAGATGTAGTAATGCAAGCCGTCTGGTAGCTCGCGCGTGAACACTTTGACTTTGGCGAACAGATCCTTTTTAAAGCCCGCATCCAGCCCTATCCAGCATTTCTCACCGACGAATTGATCCTCGTGCAGCGCCGCGTCGCCGCAGGCGTCCCACTCCAGAATATTCATCCACCCAGAATAGGCCCCCACCCAAACGCAAAGTCTTTTCGTTAGGAATTCACCCAGCGCCGCAGATTGGGTGCGCGCCTTCATCGCCATGCGGCGCATATCCTCTATGTCCACCGATATATCCAGATTGGGATTGGCCTTGAGCCAAATGTCCTCGCGAAACGGGTCCTTTTCCTCACCGGCATCGATGGTATAGATCACGCCCCAAGTGGTCTCGTCATCTGCGCAATTGCCCTCGACTTTGTAACCCATGCCGCCGTGCTTCTTTAGCGTGGCATTGAGTATCTTAGTGAGATAGAGCCTTTCGTCATAACAAACGCCAGCGCGGTCACTGCCCGCCGTCGTGATTTTGAATATCAGCGGCTGCGAGCGCGATCCCATCGCCGAATCGATAACGTCGTGCACCGTGCGAGTCTTGTTCGCGTGCAATTCGTCCAGGCAGGCGAAGTGGACGTTAAGACCATCGAGCGTGCTGCCCTCGGCAGACAGGGCGATCATGCGTGCGCCTGTGCTGTCCACGGAAAGCGCGTTTTCGAATACCTTCACGCCGAAGGTGGCTCGAAACTCTGGCTCCATCAGAGCCATTTTCCGGGCAATGCCAAATACGAGTTTCGCCTGATCGCGCGTCGTGGCGCAGGTATAGACCTCGCCCCCCAACTCGTTGTCAATGGTCAGAGCCGAAAGGCAGAGCGCACCCAGGAGCGATGACTTCGCGTTCTTCCTTGCGACCTCCAGATAGGCCGAACGGAATCGACGCAGTCCCGTTGTTTTGTGCACGAAACCATACACGTTAACTATTGCGAACTTCTGCCATGGTTCGAGTTGGATGTGTGTGCCAGCCCATTGCGCCCCCTTAACGTGAGGCAGCAATTCGACAAAGTTGCAGCGCTGTTCCGCCTTCTCCAAGTCCAGCATAAAGGGCCATGATGGATCGTTGGTCCGCTTGAGATCGTCCAGCATTCTCTGTGCGCAGGCCTTCACCCATTTGCACGCGATCACCTTGCCATTGATCACATGCTTGGCGTATCGAATCGCGTCTCGGCAGTGGGGGAATGTGCTTAGCCGAACTGCTTCCACCCACCTTCCTTCTTCACTGAATCAGCCGCCGCCGGCATGACCGGCGAATTCTGCACTCGCGTACGTGAACTAGGCGTCATGCCGAATTCAATGGCGAGCTTGCAATACAGCTCGTAAGTCTTATTCGACACCGCCAGCCAGGGCGATTGCATCGGATAGCCATTGGGCGATTTCACAAACATGCCGCTACCGCCCTGCGCCTTCGCCTTCGCGATCATCTCGCGCGCTTCCATGTGATCGCCCCACGCCTCGCACATCAGCGTCAGCGTGCCGCGGTCAATTGCGGTCACTAGACCCACAGCGCCGAATTCACGCATCAAGCGTTTCCATTCCGCGCGCGCTTCGCCGGCGAGATGTCGTGGGCATTTCGGCGGTCCGCCCTTCGGCTTGAATTCGTTCGCCGGCAATGGGCGATGCCCTGGATTCCCGTGAACAATTTTTAGGGCTGTTGGTACTGGTTTGCGTCCTGTGGTCATACTTTTATGACACCTGATTGTTCAAGCCTTGCCTTCGCGGTTGAGAACAATTCTCGTCCGTAATATGGCGGCTAAGTTGTTGACCCGTAAGGGCAATATATTTACCCAACGCGGTCAATTACGTCTAAGTCCTTGTTATAATTCTCTTTAATAGTAGTAGATAAGGGTAGCGTGCAGTGCGAAGCGGGAGTTACGCCCTGGGGCGGGTCTCCTGTAAATCAAAGGCACGCAGTGCGAGAGATCGAACGAAGCGAGGGACCGAAGCCCGAGCCGATCCTCCTCCCCGCAAGGGGCAGCCGAGCACCAACGATTGCAGGCCCCTACGCGTGATGCCAAGGGACTTCTTGCAGTCCGTCACAGGCGCGCGTGCTCCGTCATTTCGTCGTGGAAGCTCAAGCGCGCAAGCAATCTCACACCACCGGAGAAATTGCTCGGTGGACTCTGCCATAGGCCAAGGTCAAACGCAGAGTCCACCGGGCTTCATTCTTCTTTCACACACACAGAGGCACACACACATGAGCAACAAACATGGCAGCAAATGGATTCGCCCGGCGAAGCGCTTGGCGATCTATTCACGCGACGGTTTCGCCTGCGCCTACTGCGGCAGCGAAGAGTCGTTGTCACTCGATCACCTACAACCGCGTGAACTTGGAGGGAGTCATGCGGCTGAAAATCTAGTCACGTCCTGCGTGTCGTGCAACAGCGCGCGCAAGGATTTGCCGATGCGCGATTGGTTCCAAGTCCTGCGCGATGGCGGGGGGGACACGTCTCAACTGCGCAAGAAAATCCGCACGCTGACCGCGCGTGCAATCAATCTGGACGAAGGCAAGCGGCTGTTGGCTGCTCGCCGCGCTCAGTAGTTTTTTCTCACACACACACGGAGCACAAAATGAAAGTCCGCCCTACACAAATGTCGTCCATTCTTGGCCAGCTGATCGCCGGCCGCCTGCCTGCTTTGATCACCGGCAACCCGGGCATCGGCAAGTCGGACATCGTCGCGCAAGCCTGCGACGCGGCCGGCGCACGCATGATGCTTTGGCACCCCGCCGTCAGTGATCCGACCGACTACAAGGGACTGCCTTGGCCCGATGCGAAAACGGGCCGTGCGACGTTCCTGCCATTCGGTGAACTGGCCGACCTGATCGAAGCCGATTCACCCACCGTCTGTTTCCTCGATGACTTGGGACAAGCGAGCCCCGCCGTGCAGGCCGCGGCGATGCAGCTGATCCTGGCGCGTCGCGTGAACGGTCACAAGCTGTCCGAGCATGTCGTGTTCATGGCTGCGACGAATCTGCGCACCGACGGTGCGGGCGTGTCAGGCATTCTCACGCCGGTCATCTCGCGATTCGCCACGGTGCTGCAACTCGATCCGACCGTGGACGACTGGTGCCAGTGGGCCTTCGCGCACAACATTCCGCCCGAGCTGATCGCGTTCCTGCGCTTCCGCTCCGAACTGTTGCTCACGTTTGACCCGAAGCGCGCCCGCGATATCGAGCCGTTCGCCTGTCCGCGTACGTGGGCGTATGCAGCGCGCTTGATGCAGACAGGATTGAGCGGGGGGGACCTGTACGCGGCCATCGCTGGCGCGGTCGGTGAAGGACCTGCCGGCGAATTCGTGGCGTTTCTGCGCATCGCACACGATGCACCGAACCCGGATGCAATTTTGTTGGCACCCGATCAAGCGCCGATCCCGACCGAGCCATCCGGCTTGTATGCAGTCGCCACGGCGCTCGCAACAAAAGCAAGCATCAGCAACTTTGATCGCATCACAACGTACTGCCAGCGCATGCACGGGGCAAAGCGCACCGAATTCGCCGCACTCACCGTGCGCGATTCGTACCGCCGGCACCCCGAGATCGCCAACAGCCCGGCCTTCGTGCAGCTGCATAGCACGGAGTTGGGCAAACTCATTTCAGGAGCCAACTAAATCATGAACGCACACACACTTACCCTCAACGAGCGCGCCATGCTCGCCACGTTCAACGTATCAATGTGGACCGCGCGCAAGCGTGACAAGAAGATCACGCGCGAAGTCGCTAAGAACCACGGCACCGTCGAACAGGTCGGCAACTACAACAAGCGCCTGCTCCCGATGGACTCGCCGACTTACAGCGCGGTGGTATCCGCTGCAGCAGCCGCTCGACACTATCACTACGAGGCGACACTGCCATGGGGCCAAGAGGGCGCTCGCATTCTGACCGCCGCGCAATACTTCGACTATACAAAGCGCATGCGCGAACTCGAAGACCAGTTCGGGCAAGCGGTCTCGGAATTCGTGAAGGACTACCCGAGACTACGCGAGAACGCCAAGCAGCTGCTCAATGGCATGTATCGGGACGACGACTACCCGACGCAGTCCAATATTCGACGCGCCTTCGCCATGTCGCGCGACGTGTTCCCGCTTCCCTCGGCCGCAGATTTCCGCGTGCAGCTGGGCGACGACCAGGTCAGCGTGATCCGCGAGCAGATTGAACACAACGTGGCGGAAGCAACTGGCAACGCGATGCGCGATCTGTATCAGCGCGTGCACGATGCCGTCGCGCACATGGCTGAGCGCCTGGGTAATGCCGATGCCGTGTTCCGCGATTCGCTGGTGACGAATCTGCGCGAGATCGTGGAACTACTTCCGAAGCTCAATCTCACCAACGACCCGACGCTCGAAGCCATGGGCAAACGACTGGCCAAGAATCTGTGCCCGCTCGAACCCCAGACCCTGCGCGTCGATCCCGAAGTGCGCAGCAAAGCAGCCGACGAAGCCGCCGCGATCATGGCGAAGATGGCTGCTTACATGGAGAACTGATTCCGTCATGACCACACACAACGAAGCCGCCAGCGTCATGCTGCAGGCGCGCATCGATCTGGTGCTCAGCGCGCCGTTCTTTGGGGCGTTGGCACTGCGTCTGGATATGATCCCGGACGAGTCGATCAAAACCTGGAGCACTGACGGCAAGACACTACGCTACAACCCGGACTACACGCTCACACTCTCGCACGGTCAACGCAAGGGCGTATTCGCGCACGAAGTCTTGCACTGCGCGAACGGGCACATCTGGAGGCGTGGGCACCGCGAGCCGAAAAAGTGGAACGTCGCCGCCGACTACGCCATCAACCCGCTTGTCACAAGCGCCGGCATGCAACTGC